TTGATGAATCTGAATGGGAAATCATAGGAAGTCATATAAAAAAGCTTGCTGAAATATATAACAAAAATAAAAAATAAGCCCAGTTAGGGCTTATTTTTTATTAATAGAATGTATGTCTTTATGTATACCAAAACTTTTTTTACAAGTAGCGCGTCTCTTTCTTCTTCTAAAATTCTTGATACTTCTCTCAAATCTTCTTCCATTTCGTCCCCTCCAAAGTCATCATTTAAAGAAGTTTCGTAAAATAGGTCTTTTGTTTTTATTTCAAGGGCTGCAGCGATTGGCATTAAATGAGCGAGAGTTGGCGAAGTAACTCCTCTTTCAAAAGAACTCAATGCCGCCTTGCTTATGCCAGTCATATCTGAGAGCTGGCGAAGCGATAAACGCTTTAACCTACGAAATTCTTTAATATTATTGATTATCATACTAACCACCATTGTATTTTGTCGGTATTAGTATATCCCTTAATTAATTATACTATAACTATTTTGGTTTGTGTGTCTTTATATAAAGACATTTCGACAAATTCTGACACACCTTAACAGAACGTTTGTTCGATTTAGTAATATTATAAATCGAACAAACATGAAAGTAAAGTTACAAAAATATAATAATTCTTGTTTTTTATAATTTTATAAACTATAATTTTAATAAATAATGTCAGTAACTTGAAATTATTTAAAAATACAATTAAATAGTATTGAGGTATAAAAATGTTGATTATGAATCTTACTTATTATTTTATAAAAATCATAGGTTTTTTAATGGTTTTTTCTTTATTATTTTATCCTCCTAAATCCGGGAAAATACTTAAGCGTTTACTTGTTTTTTTATCAATTTATATTCTTTTGAATTTATCGCATTATTTATATTTTAATCCAACTATAAATAATGACATTCCGGTGTTTGTGTATGATCAGCGAAAAGAAACTGGTGATACAGGTGCGTTTGATGATTATTATCATCTTGACAACAATTGTCCTGAAATAATGAAAGGTGAAAAGTATAACTTGATTCTTTCAGGTGAAGCAAGAAAAGTACATGATTTTAGCGAATGTCCAACATGCTATAGTATTTTTTTAGATAAAAATATTACTTAATAATTTAAAGGAGTATTTATGAATATTTATATCAAAGCTCAAGAACTCAGCAGGGTATTATCTCAAATATCAAATTTACCACTGGATCAGCAACAAAGTTTAATTAACCACTGTATAAAATATGATGATGACTTTTTAATCAACTTAAACAATATTTACAACAAAAGCATAGAGGTGCAAAATGAAGACAGCTGTAATTTATGCCCGATACAGCAGCGATAATCAGAGAGAAGAGAGTATTGAAGCGCAAGTAAGGGCTGTAAGAGCATATGCCGAAAAGGAAAATATTTTTATTGCAAAAATATATAAAGATGAAGCTACTACCGGGAGAACGTCTGACCGAAAAGAATTCATGCAGATGATTAATGACAGCAAGTATGGAAACTTTGATATTGTATTTGTACATAAGTTTGACCGTTTTGCAAGAAACAGATATGACAGCGCTTTTTATAAGCGTCAGCTTAAACTTAATGGTGTAAAGCTGATTTCTATTCTTGAGCCTCTTGACGATTCTCCAGAAAGCATTATATTAGAGTCCGTTTTCGAAGGTATGGCTGAATATTATAGTGCTAACCTTTCACGAGAGGTCATGAAAGGTATGGTTGAAACCGCTCTACAATGCAAGCATAATGGCGGCGTTCCTCCTCTCGGTTACGATGTGGACAAAGATGGATATTTAACGATAAACAACTCAGAGGCCGATGTAGTTAGGCTCATTTTTCAAATGTATTCGACAGGATGTGGATATAATGAAATTATAGACAGTCTAAATAAGCATGGATATAAAACAAAGAGAAATAGACCGTTTGGTAAAAATAGTATAAATAATATTCTTACTCAGGAAAAATATATAGGTAATTATGTATTCAATAAAACAAATCGACAAAAATTCGGTACAAATGTAAAAAAGTATAAAGACGATGATGAGATTGTCAGAATTGAAGGTGGAGTACCTCAAATAATTACAATAGATACCTGGGAAAAAGTGAGGTCTACAATGATAAAAAACAGAAAAAATTCTGCATCTAATAAGGCAAAAGAGATCTATTTATTAAGCGGATTAATATTTTGCGGTAAGTGCGAAGGTGCAATGGTAGGTAATAGAAAAATTGCTGGCCGAAATAAGTTAATATATAAAACATATGAATGTAATACCAGGAAAAGAACTAAAGAGTGTGATGCTAAGTCCATCAATAAAGAATTTATTGAAGAAATTGTAATTGAAGAATTAATTAATAGCATGTTATCTCCTGAAGCTGTTAAATCTGTTTCAAGAAAAATACATGAGTATACCGCTTCTCAACATAGTGAGATTGAAAAAGATATCAATAACTATGAGGGGGAGCTTAAGCAGACTCAAAAAGAAATAGATAATATCGTGAATGCTATTGCTGCAGGTATGTTTTATCCTTCCATGAAAGACAAAATGGATGAGCTTGAAAATAAAAAAAGTGAATTAATCGTAACTATCTCTGAAGCAAAAAGACAATCCATGTTAAATTCTCCGGATCAAGATATGATTGCAAAATATATCGGAAAAGATTCGGACATAAAAAATAAGTCTTTGCAAGAACAAAGACTTATAATCCAAAACTATGTCCATAAAGTAACTGTTTATGAAACCTATGTTGACATAGAGTTCATTGTGGATTTGATAGATGGAGGCGGTGGGAGTCGAACCCACGTCCGAAAATATTTCCACAAGACTTTCTCCGAGTGCAGGACACATTTTTTGTTTCGCCTTGACTTACGCCTATGTCCGGGCTTAAGTCTCAGCTATCTTCGATTGTACAACTTAAGGTCGAAGAGCCCCTTAAATCGTTCCCTGCTTTAG